TTTTTTTCCTCATTGTACGTTAGTAATCTTACCCTGTCCCTTAAAGAAAGAACATCCGACTTCTCCGATTGTTCGGTATAATGCTCTGTTTCCGAGAGTTCCTACACCGAATGGGTTTCCATTGCCAATACCATCTTCAAAGTATTGTGTTGGCTTCATAACTGAAAGCCATAGATGGTCTGTATCAAGGAATAATAGGTCAGATAGTTTAGATGATGCACCACCAGTTGTAGCCATGTCCTTTACAGGAATCAATGGAATATCGTAGTAAGTTGCAACTCTAAATCCAACTTCTTGACCCTTTGTTCCACGAACACCGTTTACAGTAGGAACAATTTCCTTTCTATCCATAAATCGCTCTTGGCTTTGCAATAGGTCAGCAAGTGCTTGAATTGTATCATATCCAGTAAGAATAACCTTTGGTGAACCACCTGCTAGTCTTAGGTTTCTAATCATGTTATTCAACAGAGTTAGAGTTAATGAACGAACATTTCCTGAAGCATATCCCGCACCGAAATCAATTGTAGCATCTAAGTAAGAAGCCGCAGTAAATCTTTCATTACCGTAAATCTTACCTAATGCGTTTGAAGCAGAGGTTGTATCGGTAGCAAGAACTCCGCCATCAATAGCGAGTAGTTCTGCTCTTGAAGTAATAACCTTATTCAATGAAGTCAAGTTGTTACCAATGTTAGGCATTGCTGAACTTTCACCATAATGTTCTAAAGGCATTACAAGCATTTTATTCTGAACTTCTGCATGGTGCTTGCCCATATCTTCACGCATTTGCGCTCTAATATCGCCAATACCATCATCAATTTGAGCCATTTCCATTGCTAATTCGCTGAAATCGAATTGATGAGCAACAACCTTTGGACTCATGTTTAATTGAGCATATGTTGGTGCAATTGGCCCCAATCCATCTTGAGCAGTAGATAATGCCGCATTTTCTGGAACACCACCAATCATATCGGCTCTAGGAGAATCAGAACCTAATTCTGCTAAATTCTCTGTTCCACTTGCATCAACAGCAAAAGTATTTCCGCTTCCACCAGCAGGTCTTGACTTTAATACTCTCCAACCGCTTGAAGTGTATGGTCGCTTTGAAATCATTGATAATGCGTTTACTTCACGGTTTAGCATAGACCAAACCTTTTGTCCGTAAACTACGTTGTATAGTGCTGAAACATCTGAAATGGCTGAACCACTAAATGTTGGACTTCCATCATGTCCTGTATGAATTCCACCGACCATTCCTGCTTGCTTTAGTAAAGAATTACCTGCAAAAGTTCCTGTTCCGTATGTTTGTGCTTCTAAATCTGCAATTGTGTTAATATATCCTGTCATCTTAAATCACTTTCCTTATTGGTTTCCCCCGACAAAGCGGTGAATATCCGACCAATCCATTGATGCAATATCGTCAATAGATGGAGCCTTGATAATTGAATCTTCTTGGGCCTTTAGGATTGTTTCCTTTTCAGCAGTTAAAGACTTTCTTAGTTGTGTAAATTCATCCTTTAGGGATGCAATCTCGGAAGCCGCATCATATTGAGACTTTGCGAGAGTGTTTTCTCTTGAATTCTTTTCTTGAGCGAATCGTGCTTCAAAAGACTTTTGAAGATTATCGTAAGCAAGTGCTTCAAGTTGTTCTTGACGGAATGCTTCATATGCTTTTTCAACATTTGAAACACTCAAATCAAGAGTTTCTAGTTCATTGTTTGAGAATGCCTTAACTACTGGCATATCAGATGAAGTAGGCTTACCGTTATTAATAACGATTCTATCAGCGGGTTCACCGATTTGATTACCTGCGCCGTCTAATGTGCGAAGATAAGCCTTATCTGTCTTTTCTCTAGGATTTTCGCCTGTATCTGTGTCCATGTATTCAGAAGATTCCATTGTGTCATCTTCTTCATCAGCCATTTCTTCAGCCATTTCCATTGTTTCTCTAGGATGACCCTTTTCATCCAACATTTCTTCTTCTTCTTTTCTCAACGTATTGACTTCTGACATCAATGCGTCTAATTCTTCCAATGCTTTTTCTAATTTGTTAGTCATTTTATCTTCTCCTTTATCTTGTTTTAGTATATCGAATCTCGCTTCGGGATTAATTCCTTTTTCACATATGGTAACTTCATGCAGTTCTAATTTGCTGATTTCATTGTATTTACCCAATTCATCATGCGTTTTCTTAGATTTCTGTAATGCTTGTCCTCCAATGCTAAATGACCTTAATGACCCTTTGCGAATTCCTCTTCCAACTTCTTTGGCTTTTTCTATATCATCTCTTAATTTGATTACAACAAAGAATCCAACATCATCTACTTCTGTTTTCCACAATCTCCCTGTTTTGTCTCTATATGAATCTACTACTTCGCCTACTTGAACATTTGAATGATTTGTCATTACGTTTCTGTATTCGGGTTTAGACATGAATTTTTGAACGGCTTCATTTAATGCTTTTAAAGTTATTAAATCATTTTGTTTATCTACAATTTCAATGCTTGCATATCCACCAATCATAAGTTCGTCGCTTTTTAGAATGTTAAATTCATCATTCCTCGTTGCCATGATACTTATGCTCATGTCCTTCAAACCTTTCTAATCAAGTTCAGTATATAATAGGCTCGGTTTCACTCGTTGGGTATGGTCAATTCGTTAAACCTATCCTCGTAGATATTCCAGATTCCTTCATCATCATCTTTCTTTGCGGGCTTTTGCTTGAATCCAGTCCATGCGAGCCACATTTTCTTATCTTTGACAGGTAATACTCTTATATGCAATTTAGTCTCGAATTTGTTACCCTTTAGGAAATACTCATGATAGCCATGTCTTTGTAGTCCTAAACCTATTTTTCCTGAATCAATAACTTTTTCCTTAGAAACATTCTTTGCTACTTCCGCAGGATATTTACCTGCTTTACCGAATAAATCAAAGAGATTACTTTCTTCCCCAATTTCAATATACCAATGCATTGTTTCATCTCCAACCGATATAGAAAGATTTAAATTATCATCTTCTCTAGAGTATAACTTAAATTCACCTTCTCTATACTCTTCAGGAGTTTTATATGCTTTCAGTAATTCTGGTTCTTTTTGAACTTTTTCTGGGTCTTTGAATAGTTTCTTAGTCTTAGGATTGTATTCTATTCCATCCCTTTGTTTAGCCCAGTCTTTCAAACCTTCCATTCCTTCTTGAACAATCTCTTCATAGCCAGTTGTTTTCTTTCTAGTTAAAAAATTATGTAGTTCTTTAACAGTCTTAGAACCATAGTCATGCAAGTGTTGTAAAATAGTGTTCGCTAAAAGACCTTGCTTAGTTTTCATAATCTCTTCGGCTTTAGCCTTCCATACATCAATATCAACTAATGCATTCTTAGACATTAAATTACTTTCTTCAAATCCGTAAATAGTAAAACCATCCATATCGGATTTAATAATAACATTAGCATCTCCGTGAATATGGTCAGTTACTTGTATTCCTTTTTCTAATGCTTTAACATCATAATTCAAAGACTTCTTAGTATCTTGAGAAAGTAATTCTAAAGTAACTAATTTATCTGGATATTCAACTTCAGGAACCTCAATAACCTTTGCAGAAAAGAGAGTATATCTATCTCCATTCTTTTTCACTTCATCTACCTTTACTCGAACAATATCTCCTACATCGACATTAATTTTAGTATTCAATGCTTTACCAACATTCATGTATATTTTATCTTCTATTTCAGAATAAAATTTACCTTCTCCTTCTGCTGGCCCAGCCCCTAAAGTATATGAATTAAGATTACTCTTAGTAGTTTTCTTATCTAATACAATTAAATCTAAGTCTACAAACTTCTTCCATTTAATCCACTTAGGATTCTTTCGAGTACCAACATAATAAGTAGAGGTAATATCTTTAATTACTACTCCTTCTGATGTAGGCATCTCCATAATCTCTTTAGAATACTCTTCTACGTCTTTTACATTATCAGCAATACGAGTATCTTTTTTAGAAGGGAATGCTATCTCTTCAGATGAATGCATTGAATAATTATTAAAAAGAATATTAATTCTATCTTTTAATTCTTCTTCTAGTAAGTTCTGCTCATTGTGTCGCATAATATCAAAGACGTGCGCTCTTAATGTAGCATCGGGGTATTTACCTTTGAATACATGGGCAATAGTATCTGCTCTATGTAATGGTTCATCCTTCTCGAAAAGAATCAATTCTGCATCAAGAACACAATCACCGTATTTTTTCTGCTTCATTTCCTTTACTTGACCTTTACATTTATCAGTAATGTCCTTTTCATTATAGGAGTAAACTTTAACCTTATCATCTATTTTATGAATCTGAATACGCATACCGTCGTACTTTTCTTGAACCACGTACTCCCCACTAAAGCCTCTAAGTTCTTTTAAGTCATCAATATCGAAGATTCTATACATTGGTTTATTCGGTACGATAAAATCACTTTTAGATTTCATCTCCGCTTTCTCAATGCCTTCAATATCCTTCAAGTCCTCAAACTCTTCTTCATCGTATTTAGAGAAGAATAGCGTCTGTAATATCTCTAAAGCAGCATTTACTTTACTTTCTACCTTATTTGAGTCTTTTCCATCGCCATACTGTTCGATAATATACAGGGCAATATCCTCTTCGGCTATGTCAAGTCCCTCTAACCCATCTGTTATCGTGTCGGGTTCCATGTCCTTAATTGACCAAACTTCTTTTGGAAGTGCTTTATCATCATTTCTTAAAGCATAGTGAGTAAATTTAACCATAGTCTCTGGTGAATCCATCAATGCTTCAAGAACATTGCCTTTGAATCTTTTAGCAAAGGGGTCTTTAATTAATTCAGAACTAAACCTTAGTTCTTTAATTCCTTCGTAGAGTTTTTCTGCGATGTCACTAGTAGGGTCTTTTATTTCCTTATCGTTTAATTCATCTTCTTCGATAAAGTTTTTCATTTCTTTACTTAGTGCATTTAATTGTTCATAGATTTCTCTAATATTATCTACTGCTTTACTCCATCTATTCCCATATTCTTTAGGGTCAGTACGGGCAGATAGATAAGCAACTCTTGTTTTCTCAAAAAGACGTATAATCTCTTCAGATGAGTTACCATCTTTTTCAATTAGAAGAGGCATGAATTATCACTTTTTTAAATTTATGACGATAAATCTAAACGGCCTCTATCATCTTGTCGAGTGAGTAAATCAGCCATATGACCTACGATTCCAATAAAAGCCTTTGAGTCAGCCTTACCTATAATTTTCATACTGAGCCTTCCATCATTAGCGTATAAATTAATAATCCAACCATCACTAGGATGTTTATAATTAATATCTAACTTTATTTTATCATAGTCTGGAATGGTCTTTTCTCCTTTTAACTTATTTTCTAAAGAAGTAAGAGTATCATTATCCGCTTTAAGATATTGCTTAAGTCCTCCCCTCATTGTTGCATCAATTAAAGAGTAAACTACTCTAGCATTGGATGACCTAAAAGTAAGGACTCCATCAGATTCATCTTTTTTATAATTAACTTCAGAACCCGACTTAGATTTAAGTTTACTAATATATTGTTTCATTTCATATTTATCTTGCCTATCCTTTAATATTGAATCTCTAAGTTTTTGAGCCTTCTTTAAAGTTTCACCTGCTAAACCATAACCTTCTTTGTCTTGGGTTTGATTTGTAATCTTTGAAGCATCTTGAACTTTAGGTCGCTTAATCTTTTGAACTTCTACTTCTGAATCAAACTCATTAACTTGAGTTGGTTCAATGTTCATTCGCTTTTTAGCACTTAATTCTTGCTTTGCTTTTCTTGCTTTTTCAATGGCTAAAGAAACCATTCTTTCTTCTCTTGTTACTCTTTCAGGCATATTATTGACCTCCTACATTTTCTACCATCTTATGAATGTCTTTCCAATCCATACTTCCAACATCACCAACAGGTGAAGCAATCTTATTATCCATTGAAGGAGTAGGGCTTTGAGAAACAACTAAACCAGACTTCATTAGCAAATTATCCTTTGCATATACAGTCTTTTCTAATGTTTCAATTTTATCTGTTAAGGCTTTTAATATAGCCAAAATGTCGTTACTAACTTTGTTTTCTTCACTCATCTTCTTTCTCTCCTTTTTTGGGTGGATAAACTAAATCACGTAATTGCCGATAGAGTAACTCGTACTCCTTACGGAGTTTACTTGCAGTAGCGACTATATCTACGTTGCGCTCATCCATTGATTTCATTTTCTTCTTAAGTTTATCATCTGATTTAATAAAGTTGATTTCTTTAAGTGCAATAATTAAATCCCCTAACTTAGTAAAGTCTTGCCCAAAGAATTCAGTAGGAGAAGCAGAGTTTACTTGCTTCTTAAGTTTCTTTCTTTCTTTAGGATTTAATGTATCTAGTAAGTTCTTTGATATTTCTTTATCTTCTTTGAGTATAAACTCTTCGCCATTATCGTAGTAGTTCCATGTCATTCTATTCACCTTTTATCTTTTGGCATCATTTCTTTTGCACCTAGTATTCTCTTAACTTGTTTTAAGCCTTCTATTACTCTATCTATATCATATTTGCCGCTTTCTTTCTTGGCTCTTATGTCTTTGATAGATTCAGGGGTAGGTATTCCGTATTTGTCTACTACTAATTTAATTTGTAATGCTGAGCCAGTTATTGCTCGTATTTGAGTATTAATAGTGGCTAATTCATTCTTAAATTCAGTAAGGCCTTTTTTATGTTCTTCAATAAATGTCCTTTCAAATTTTTCCTCAATGCCATCCGAAAGCATTTCTCTGAATACTTCTCTATATGCATCAATAGCATCTAGTAATCCCATTTGTTTTTCTTGTAATTCAACAAGTTTGGAATGTTTAACATCTAATTCTTCCACTATTTCTTTGCTTTCTTCTTTAGGACTTTCTTCTTTAGGAGATTGTTCAGGTTCTTCCCTTTCTCTAGGCTTCATAGGCTTACCTATCTTAGCCCTAATCTCTTCTATCATTTCACTTAATTCATCTATCAATTCATTTTCTTTATTTTTAGCAGAAAACATCTCTTCAATAGATGCAATAAATTCTTTAGTAGGTGCTATAAATGAGTCAGGTACTTCACCTTGAGAAAGATTCCTTTGTAGTTTAGTCTTAGTTTTATCTACTTTAGATTCAAAATCTAATTTTAATTGTAAAGCCGCCTCGACTTTTCTATTAAATAATACCATAATATTTTCTAAATTACTACTGTATTCTTCTAACCTTTGTCTTAGTTTACCTTTAGTTTTAGTAGGGATATATCTTTGAATACCGACAGCAATAAGGGCGACTCTAATTTCTTTAAGTTTCTTTGCAGTTAATTTAGATTCAAGCACTTCAAATTTATCAAATTGATTTCCAGTAATTTTCTTTTTACTGAATATTAATTCACCTTCAGAACCCTTTCTAGGTAGTAGGTAATTCCTATAAGTTGCTTCTTTCTTAGTCTTTTCTCCTGAATCAGATACAGTATAAGTTTTGTTAGGAGGATTAACAATCATAGACATTAACTTTTGTTTAGAGATAGTGCTATCCTCAAACGTATCAATAACATCTTTTTTAGTAATCTTACTACTAATTATTGAATTTAGTTTCTTTAAGAAATTAAGAGTTGTAGCAGTTTGTTCTTTAACTGATTCATCTACTTTGGTATCTCGTAGCGTTCTATCTGCACCGTAGAAGTCTTTATCAGTAGATTTAATTCTTTCAAATTCTGCCTTGAGAGACTTCTTTAATTCTTCAAGTATTCTACCTACTACTTCTTTATATTCTCCACCAAAGGCATTAAGAATCATACCCATTGTTCTTCTTAAATCAAATACTAATATGTCAAAATTTGTCTCATTCGGAGCAACAGTTCCTCCTTTGGCTTTAGGAGTTTTGGAATTTAAATGTTGTAATAATGGACTATCTGTACTTTTAGGAGTACCTACTTTACCAATTTCTTTCAATTTTGCTTTGGCTTTGTCCCAGTAAAGTAGTCCTTTCTTTGGTTTCTTTCCATCGAATAAATTTCTAATTAGTGATTTTTTCTTATAGAATTCATTAACATCTTGTTTATATTGTTCATTAAATACTTTAATTGTTTTACTTTCCTTTTGCCCTTTGATTTTATCAATCTTATCAATCTCTTTTTGAATATCCTTATCTAATTTAGATTTAAGTTTGTCATAACTAGCAGCCTCTTTAGGGTCAATTTCTTTTCTAGATTTATTCTCTTCGTAATTTTTACCAAACTTGATAGTTGATAGTTTTTTAGTCTCCTCAAAAAACTTATTATTTAATTTGTCTATTTTAGATAATATAGCATTTACAGGTTTATTTCTTTCAGTTATTTCTTTATTTTCTTTTACTTGTTCAGGAGTTAATCTTTCACCAACATTAAGAGATAAATTAATAGGGACTTCTATTTTCTTATCTATCAAATATTTTTCTTTGTCTATTTCAGCGTTAGACTCATATTCTTTTGTTAGTTCTTTTGCATTTTTATACTTAGATAGTAGTTTGAGTTTTTGAACTTGAATTGAATCTCCTTTACTTTCAGTCTTAGTGCCTTCTGTGTATTTCCTATTATAAACAATTCTATTAAGGTAAGGCTTATTTTTAATATATTCACCAATATTCATTTTTCTACCATCTATTTCAACTTCTACTTCTAAAAGTTCTTTCAAGGACTCCATAGCCTTAGTCTTATTTTTGGCTTCTAATCCTTCTGCCATAGTATATGGGGTATCTTGTTTAGATATTTTATTAACCATATCGTCATACATAAAAGATAACAAACCATAAATATCATTATCTATTCCTTTCAGAATGGCCTTATATAACATCTAATTCACCTCAAAATGGAATGTTTTCTTTTCTTCCTCTTTTACTAGGAGGTAACAAAACTACATCTGGAACATCATTAGATGATGTTTTAGACTTATGCGTAGTATCTGGTGGTAATCCACCAACAGAAAAATCACGGTTCTTTGCGACCTTTCTAGTATCGTTTGCATTCTGTGTCTTTAGTTTTGCTAATTCTTTTCTTAGCCTAATTTCTTTTTGTTTAGTATCTTCACTCATATTTTTTCCCCCAGTTGTCCTTCTGTTCTTTCTAACATATCAATAAGTTCTTTTTTTGACATTTGACCGATTTTATCCATAACCATATTCATTAAATCAATTCTGGTCATTTCAGCCAATTCACTCATATCTTCTTCAAAAATATCTTCTAAAGAACCTTCTGGTTCCATTCTCATTCTTTTAGCATCAGGACTTCCACCAGCAATTCTAGTTTGTGGTTTCTTTCTTTTTCTTCTATCTTGCATATTTTTCAATACTACTTCTCGCCAATCCATTTTAACCAACTCTCCTTTCACTTCTTCTATCTACGTTTTGATTACCTGCTTCTTGAGGTAATCCTTGAAATCTTTTATCTGGGCCAGTACTCATAGATGGTTTATTTCTAGTAGTTGCTGGGTTTTCTTGAGGTTTACTTCCACCTTCTGCAAATTGCCTTGTTTGTTCATCTAAATCCCTTTGGTCTAAATTAGAACCTGCTAATGGGTCTTTTTCTAAATCCTTTTCTTCACCTTCTTCTTCTTTAGGTTCTTCGGGTTCAGGTTTAGTGTATGTAAATTGACCATCTTCATCCATTTCAATTTCAAATCCTAAATTCTTAATTGATGCCGCAATATTGACTTCAATTTCTCTCTTTCTTAATACTGCAATTTCATCTTCTTCTTCCGAAGGAGGGAGTTTTAAATCCCAATCAGTAATACCGAATTGCTTGACTAAGAACGGAAATACATAATTATTGTAGACATTCTGTGCCATTTGAACTGCTCTGTTGGTAACGAGGATTTGCATACCTTCATTATTTAATCCACCACTTGTAGTATTATCTGCCATAAAGACTTTACTTACACCATAAAACGCAGAAATTCTATCCCTCAAATCATCCTTGACTGAAACGTAATCCATCTCCTTCAAACTATCCATGAACTTAATCCATTCAACAGCCCCTTTACCGTTCTCTGCTTCGATTCCCATAACAGGAATGAAGTGTGGGTCTTGTTCCATCTTTTCCTTAACAGACCTCCAAAAAGAGCGCATAGAGTCCATGTTTCTAGTCTGTACTGCTAATAGACCTCTCGGCATTCTACTCTTAGTATAGGATGAATTAACATAATTCTCCATAGCAATTAATGTCATAATATGATTATAGAGAGTCAATATAGGAGAAAGCCCATACAAACGTGAAGGGCTATATTTGCTAAAGTGAAGGACTTCTCCTTCTAAAAAGTATTGGTCAGCACCTCCAACTCTATTTACATAATGAATGGGGAATAAATTACTTCCACAAGTTTCACACATTTCATGAGGTTCAACAGCAATAATATCTCGATGATTTACGCAAGTAAAACCCTTTGTTCCTCTAACGCCATTTTCATCGGCATAGATATACATAGTAACTGGGTCGCCTCGATAAAGTTCTTTTACTCGATGCATACGGATTTTGCCATTACCGTCAATAAAGTATTCTTTTACCATGACAATATAAGCATCATCCATTGTATTCAAATCTTCTTCCAGTTCTTTAAGAACATCAATGAATAACTGTTCAGATTTGTTTACGTTTTGTTCTAAGAATTTTTCAATGTATTCTAATTGTTTAGGGTCTGGAACTCTTAAATTCTCAGAGCCGCATCTAGTACATTCAACAACAGGCTTTTGATGTTTCTTACCACAATCTTGACAAAGCCCTTCATATGCCTTTTCCCAAACATATCCTCTTCTAAAGATTTCTTGCTTTAATTGAGTAACGCAGGTTCTAACAATAACAGATTGTTGAACCATTGAATAAATGATTGGGGCGGTCATCATTTGCTGATTACGCCTTTCTTGAATACCAATGTTAAAGATTTGCCTATCGGCAGGTTTGGGAGTAGAACGTCTAAACAAGTTAGTTATGGAGAATCTCTTCTTTTCTTCAACCATAGACTACGCCTCCCTAATTAGGGTAACGAGATGCCCCTATTAAGGGTTTTCTCTTAATTCTGCTAAGTCGCCACCGTCGATTTTATCCTCTGGTGGAGTTAATTCTGCAATTTTCTTTTGCTTTGGAGATAGTTTTTTATTTTTAATAACAGTAGTATTTTTACCTAAATGTTTCTGTTGTGGTTCACTTAATTCTTCAATATGAAACAATTTCTTACTAACGCCTTCTTTATGTTCTTTACCAGACATTAATGTACCATCAGGATGTTTATGTGTTTCTCCTGTCCATTGAACAGGCTTTCCACCTTCAAGGTAAAAATGCCTTTGACCTTTACCTTTCTTAACTTCTCCATATTTTTCGCAAGGGTCTTTTCCACACCCACAATGTCTTTTAATTATCTTTTCCCATTTCATTTTAATCGCCTCAATCCCTTTTTTTAGGAGTAAGAGCATCCCTTTTAGAATCAAGTTCTTCTATGATTTCATCATACTTATCGGGATTTTTTTGTATTGCTTCTCTAAGTTCTCTTTGTATTTCTCTTAATGGTTTTTTTGCTATATCTGCACTAAGATATTTTGGAATCTGTGATAACAAATCTTCAACATCTTTTCCTAAGTTTCTTTTAAT